TCCCTGTCTGTTTACTCATGGTGTTGGTTGATTTGAAACGTTTGTTCAAACAGGCGATGTCGGAACATCGCCCGATCAACCAGCACCAATCGATTTTAACATTTTAACGAAAAAAAATCCTCTTCCACTCGTCATCCTTATTCAATCAAAGGCAACATTGTTCGGATACACTGGGGCGGCTCACAAAGCCACTTTGAAGATCTTACGATAAATCCGATAAATAAAGACGTGATGCAGGGAGTGAATAATTCCGGCACCGGATTGACATACACCCGACACAGATAGCGCTCTCACTAGGATTGATAATTTTACGCCGTCTTGCGCGAAGCTGATTCGCTAATTGTTTGCGGCTGTGATGTTTGGCCGCCTGATGGCTTCCATAGCATCTCGACCGGCACGCCGTATTTGTTGGCTGTCTCCAGGATGAGTTTCGCATCGCTGGCGCGACGTTCGATTTCCTCGCCAAAGTCGGCACCGAGTTCCTGGAAGTGGTCGGATAGTGTCTTGAGTCCCATCTCCACATCGGCGCGGTTCTGTTGGGCTTCGCGTCCGGCATCGACTGTTACACGCTTGGGTGGCACGGATGAAATCTTCCACCAGCCTTCGATGGGCGGCAGGAGACCGCGTGAAATCGCGTCACCGATCACATAGGTCCACACCGGTTTGATGAGGCGGCGTTCGAGAATCATCTGTCGAAACGAGAACCGACGGTCGGCCTTGGCCACGATCAGACGCACGCCAGCGCCACCGATCTTGCTAGAATCCGCCGCGAACTCGAACGGGATCACACCGAGGGCCGCGTCACGCCGCAGATGTTCGAGGAAGCCGGTGAAGGTGGGCGACGGGCGGTTGGACTGGAAGCTCTCGATGGATTCGTCGGGTTTGAGTGCTACCAGCTTGCCGCCGACGATTTTCTGGAGTGTCAACGGGTCGCTCGGATCATTGTTGCCCGCCGCGCCCCCGACAACGAAGTCGCCATTGTCGTCGATTTCACCTCGTGCGGTTTTGAGCACGCGGGAAATATCGGCGTTGTCCTTCACCGCGTGCTTTTCCAGCGCGAGGAGTTCGATTTCGTCGAGGACGTGGTTGATCGAATGTTGGATCGTTGGATGCGAACGCACACCTCCCGCCCATTCCGGTTCGTGGATGTGGAGCACCGAGGCGGATGGCAGGTCGCGGGATTTTCCGCTGTCCTCCAGGGCACGATAGAAGATCGGTGCGCCCCAGGCATCGAGGCCTACGCCGTCAATGGTTTCCTGTTTGCCGTATTCGTCGCCGATCCGGTGGGACTCGATCAACTGGATACGTGGTTCCCCTTCGCCGTCGCGGGTTTTGTGGATGAAATACTCGCCGTCGATGTCCATGCCCCGGCAGACGAGCGCCTGGCATTCCTCGAACGAAAACCGCCGGGTCACCTCGCAGCGGGCAGACCACAGGGAGAAGTATTCTTCGGCGGCGCGGTTCCATGTGGGATCGCCGGATTGCGCCTGGACGCGGATGCCGTCGCCGGTCGAGTAGATCGCCATGTTGGCGACAAGCTCCCTCACAAATCCGCTGTTCTTGTGAAGATAGCGTGCCTTGCGGACCAGTTCGGTGCGCACCGAAGAAGTCAGCTCGTTGCGGGCGTCGGTCGGTGATGCACCCGGCACGGAACCACGGCGGGGCGACCAGTTGGCGGCCTCAAATGACGATCCCCACGCCTTGGGCACGAGAACTGGCGGCAGCCAACGGAGCGCGATGGATTTGATGGGGTTCATTTCGCGAGGTAGCCGGAGATGAAGGATGCGGCGGCGACGCGGGGTCTGCCGTAGGTGGCGGGATCAAGCACCCGGAGCGCGTGGGCGCATTCCTCAAGCACCTGATCGACGGCCATGGTGAACTGCTTGGCGACCGAGGTGTCGGCGTCGTTCCAGTTCATGATCGTCTTGCCTTCCAGCAGGAGTTCCTTCGCCCGCCGCTGGATGGCGAGCACCTCTGAAACTGTGAATCCGGTGATGAAGAGTCCGCGAGCCATGCACGGCATCGGATGTCAACGGATCACCTTCCGCGCCATGTGGCGTTATTGCCGCGAGTGTCGATGTGGACGAAGGCGGACGATGGATAGAGCCCGAGACCTCCGGTAAATCTCCCAGCCTTCCGCCATTCGATCAAGCGGTCATAGACGCGCTGCGGACTCACCCCGTCGAAGGCGATGTCGAGCGCCCTGAATTCCATGTGCTGGCTGAGGCCGACCCCACCCACGGTCCTGTTGTAATCGGGGGAGCGGTAGGAACTGAGAATCCGGCAGGGTTTGCCGAACGACTCGCGGAGGTCATCGACGATCCGCAAGGTTGGCACGATGTTCTTCCAGAGCGATTTCGCAGGGGGGCTGTTCTTCACCCCTTTTCGCTGCGCCACGAAGTAGGATTCGAACTCGCTGGCACCGAAGTGACGAAATCCATGGGATTCGAACCAGGCGGCGAAGGCGGTGTTGGAAGCGCTCATGATGCATCTTCCGGGGTGTCAACGGCCGGTTCTCCCACCGATTCGCGCCCGACGATCTTGAGCATGGTGGCGGCTGCGATCTGCATGGACTCGCAGTCGAAAAGGTGATTCGCCCGTGATCCGATCCGCTCCCACATCCACTTGCCGCCTTTCTTGATCCGGCGCTCGCTTTCCATCTGGGCGAGATAGTCCTCGTCGATGTCGTCCGGCACCTCCCACACCGGGCCGTCGTCCGGGTTTTGGTTTCGGCGGAGACGGGCGAGCGTGTCCTTGATATTGAGGTTGGACCAGTAGAACACCGAGCAGCTTTGCCCACGGCCGAGAACCACCTTGCGACGCGGTGAATAGAAGCGCTCGATGGATTTCCGGCCCTTCGTCTTGTGGGTGAACGTCGCCCGCTTGTCGCCCATCAGGGCCGTCCATCCGTGAGCCGCGCATTCTCGATAGACGTCGTAGGTCGCGTAGCCCGCGTCGATGAAGACGAGGTTGGGATGAATGCCGAAACGCTCCTGGACGGACTCGACATCGGTGAACGTGAGCACGCGTTCGTTCCAAATCAGGCGGCTTGATCCATCTTCGGCCCATGCACGAACAACAAGGAACAAGTGGTCGAGCTGGCAGTCCACCGTGAGGATGCGCAGCGGGCAGGCGCATGGTTGACCGGCAGAAACGAGCCGACCTTGAGCATCCACGCCCGCCTCGCCGTCCCATGTCTCACCTTTGAGATAGCCACCGGGAACGATGTCCAGGCGGTAGTCCTCCAGATACTCGCGCCATGCGAGCGCCAGACGTTTTTGGTAGAACTGCTGGATCAGGCTCACGTCGCCTTTGCGTGCGGCGGTCTTGGCGCGGAGGTAGAGTTCGGCCAGGCGGCCCCAGCTCATGGCGCAGAGGGCGTTCCAATGGAATCCGGCGTTTTCCTTGGGCGCGTTCGGATTGGTGGTGACGTAGCGGCCGGTGAGGTTGAGTTCCCTGCGGATGCGGTCGCTGTCATCGAAGTAGTGGTTGCACGAGACGCAGTGCATCGTGGTGGTGTCGCGCACTTTTTGAAAATCCCACTCGCCGGATTCGTCGCGGGCGTCCTTGCTCCATTCGATTTGCTCCCACTTGAACGGCTGGCGGTGGTGGCAATGCGGGCAGGCGAACGTCCACTCGCGCATGTTGGTGGTTTCAAACTTGCGGTGGGTGTCGTCGTCCTCCTCGCCGCCCTGGCTCATGAACAGGCACTTGCCGAGCCAGCCGAACGCGGTGACACGGGCTTCCGCCTCCGCCATGTGACCCAGCGGCCAACGCCACGTCTCGTCCCCGATCAGCCAGCGGATCGAACGTCGCTGGAGGTTGGTTTTGTTATGCGCCCCCAGCACCCACAATGTCATGCCGTTGGCGAAGTGCACGGTGGCGAGGCGTCGCTTGTGACGATTGGCCGGATAGAGGGCGCTGACCGGGTCGCATTCGTCGAAAAGTTTCTGGAGGCGGCTTTCGCTTTGGTCTTTCGCGTCGTCGTCGGTCTGGTCGAGCCACAGTGTCGGGCCGGGATGGTTGGCGATGATGTGGGCGAGGCCGAGTTCACCGACGCTGGTTTTCCCGCTCTGAATTGCGGCGATGATGCTCACGATGCGGATCTTTGGATCGACCAGAGCTTCCATCGGCTCCCGCATCCAAGGTGAGTTGCCCGAGCGGAACCGTCCGGGAATCGGCGAGTAGGGGATCGAGGTGATGTGTTCCTCACACCATTCCCACGGAGGACGACGGTCGGGTGGACGCCAGGCATTGCACCAGATCCGTGCGAGTCTCTTGCGTGCTGGCTCGACGGTTTTCATTCGCCCTGATGGAGAATCGTCAACACCTCGTCGATGGCGTGGCGGGCTTCCTCCTGGATTGCGGTGGCGTCGAGACCCGACAGGATCGGCGGCAATTCCTGCTCGAACTTCTTGCGGAGCATCGACGTTGCCTGCGCCACGAGTTCGGTCCACGCCTGGCGGACTTCCTCGACCGCCACGAAATCGCCGCGCTTGATTCCGAGCCGCAGTTCCCTCTCTTCCACTTCGGCGAGCAGCTTGCGGGCCTTGAGGGACGTTTCGATGTCGGCGGCATCCGGGGTCAACGGCTCGCCGCCTTTGAGATCGTTGCGACGCATGAACTCACGCCACGCGGCCACATCGTGCAGGCCGTTCGACGCCGGTTTCGGGGCGTCCTTGCGCTTTTTCCAGGTGTTGATCGACTGGCGGGTGATTCCCAGGATGGCCGCGAGTTCGACGTAGTTGGTCGCCGTCGTTGGAGCGGCACCCGTGCCGGTGGCCATCGATTGCAGCATGGCGCGTTCGCCACGGGTCAGCTTGCCGCCCTTTTGCACACGACCCACCAGGTTGGCGAAGTCCCGCGAGAGTAGTTTTTTGGCGATGTCGGGTGATACGGCTTCCATCCGCAGCTTGCGGACACGTCAACCGGGCATCATTTCCGTTTCCGCTTGGGCTGGATGATTTCCAGCATCGCTTGAAGTCCGAAACCCTGCGGCATCGCCCGTTCCTGCTCCCAGTTCTCCAGGCTGCGTTTCGA